TTTCTGATAATGTTTTTGTTGGTACTTCTACAGCACTTGCTATTAAAGGAATGGTGGATGATGCGTCACAATACTGTTAGTTCTATTCGTGAATATTTTAATCTTGCTCTTAGGTCTGAAGATTTTGTAATTGATAAGACCGGGGTTAAGACTCTTGAATTAGCTGGTGCACAATTCATTGCTGATGAACCTGCAATCTTTGGCACAGTGAACACTGATTATGTTGCTCGAGAATTGGATTGGTATAAGTCACAATCTTTGAATGTGCATGATATCCCAGGTGGTGCACCAGAAATCTGGAAACAAGTTGCAAATGAACATGGTGAAATCAATTCAAACTATGGATGGTGTGTTTATAGCGAAGAGAATGGTCAGCAATATGAGAAAGTGCTTGAAGAACTAAGACAAAATCCTAATTCTCGTCGTGCCATTATGATCTATACACGACCATTTATGCACTATGATTATAAGTTTCTTGGTATGAATGATTTCATGTGTACTAATACCGTACAGTATTTAATTCGTTATGATCGTTTACACGCTCTTGTAAACATGAGATCTAATGACGTAGTGTTTGGATATAAGAATGATTTTGCATGGCAACAGTATGTTGCTCTTCAATTGTGTGACGATCTAGCTATTCAATTAGGTAATATTGTATGGAACGTCGGGTCATTACACATATATGAAAGACACTTTGGATTAATCAAATGACAAATTGGGATATGAAATATAGTGAGTTAGCTCGATACATTTCTTCATGGTCTAAGGATCCATCTATTAAAGTTGGATCTATCACAGTTGGTGGACGTGGACAAATCTTGTCCCAGGGCTATAATGGGTTTCCTCGTGGAATTGAGGATACACAATTGCGTTTAAATAATCGCGAAGAAAAATATAAGTACGTTGTTCATGCAGAAATGAACTGTATTTACAACGCTACACTAAACGGGGTTAGCTTAAATGGAGCTACGCTTTATGTGTATGGCTTACCAGTTTGCTCAGAGTGTGCTAAAGGTGTTATTCAAGTAGGCATCAAACGCGTAGTCATATATACTCCAGAGATAACAAAAGCTGATATTCCTGAAAAATGGAAAGTATCTGGTGAACAATCTCGAGCGATGTTTAAAGAAGCTGATGTGACTGTAAATTGGTATGATAAAGTCTGGGTAGTAGCTTAAAGGATTAGAATATGGTTAAAGATGTAGTAATTATGATGGCACGTGGAATTGAAGGTTGTGGAGTAACTAAGTTTTCATTAGAACAAAACAAATGGTTCAATAAAAATGGAATACGTTCTACTCTAATTGCAAGTAGTGATAAGAAATGGAGTCGTAAAACGGCTCATGATTGTGAAGAGATTCAATCATTTTTATTTGCTAATGATCAAGAAGCAGATGCTATCATTAAAAAATGTAATGAAGTAGATGTAGTAATTATTACATCATTACCTTCTAGACAATATCATAATTCTAAAGGACATCCTATTGGATGTATTGATAACTTTAAGCGCATTCTTTCTTCAATTAAAAAGCCTATAGTATTAGTACAATTGGATCATGCTAGTTTATCCATTAACCGTAATGCAGCATTAGATGAATCAATTAATGCTTCTACTCTAATGTTTTCTTTATCTAGATCAAATGATTTCTGTGAACATGTACATGCATTAGAAGGAACAGTAGGACTCTCATCTTTCTTTGATGATGAACCAGTTAATCCTACACCAATCTTTGCATATCAAGTTGGTTATGATTTTGAACCAACCAAGAAGCAATATTGGAAAGATATTAAAGATCAAGATCCTAAGCATCATAAATGGATTGGCCGAACCACTTCGTGGAAAGGTTATAAACAAATGTTTAAGTTCCATAATAATTTTCTTCAGGGTAACCAGTGTCTTACTACATTTGAAGGAATTGAAAAATCACCTGCTTACTTAGACTTTAAACTGCTAAGCGATTTTCATCCTCATATTATGAATGACATTAACACTATTGATATGTCTAATGGTTATGGTGGTCTAGCTTACGTGTTTGGACCTTATAATAATAATCAAATGTTAGAGCGTATGTCACGTTGTGGATTTGGGTATCAATTATCTATTCTAGATCAAAAATACATAGAAAATGCTATTGAATACACTCATTGTGAAATCGTAGCAACTGGTGTAATTCCTGTATTTCGTGCAGCTTGGGGGCAACGTGCTAAACACCGCACTACTGGTATCCCTTTGATCGAAAGCGTTAATACGGGAACAGTTTGGCTTGATGATAATAATATGCAACCAGCATTAGACCTCATTAAGAAATTAGAAAAAGACGATGTTATGCGTGATGAATATCGTAACATGGCTTATGAATTCTATAAATATCATCAAGATTCAGAGTATATCTATTCTGACATGTTTGAAAAGATGAAGCCTTACATTAAGGATTAATTATGAATATTTTGGTAACAGGCGGTGCTGGATTTGTAGGTTCACATCTGTGTGAACGATTAGTTGAACTTGGACATGCAGTTACATCTATAGATAACTATTCAAGTGGTAGTATTAATAATCATATTGAAGGCGTTTCTTATATCCATGCAGACGTAAAGCATATTTTTTATAATATTATCCCAACAAATTTTGATATCATTTATCATCTTGGTGAATACTCACGAGTAGAACAATCATATGATGATTTAGACATTGTTCTTGATTATAATTTGTATTCTATTAATGCAATTGTTAAATTTGCTAAAGCCTGTAATGCTAAACTAATATATTCAGCATCAAGCACAAAATTTTGTATTGAAAGTGGATCATTATCTCCTTATACATGGACTAAGTCAGTAAACGTTGATTACGTTAAAAACTATGCTAAATGGTATGGTTTAAACTATGCCATTACGTATTTTTATAACGTATATGGTAAACGTGAAATATCTGATGGTAAGTATAGTACTGTAGTTGCTAAGTTCTTAAAAATTAAAAAAGAAGGCGGAACTACTTTACCCGTGATTTCACCAGGAGTTCAACGTAGAAACTTTACACACATTAATGATATTATCAATGGTTTAATACTTGTAGGGATGAAAGGAGAAGGCGATCACTATGGCATAGGTTCTCCTGAATCGTTTAGTATCTTAGAATTAGCGCAATTGATTGGCTTAAAGCCGTGTATGATGCCAGAAGTAAAAGGCAATAGAATAATGACAGATGTTTTGTCTCAAAAAACAATTGAATTGGGATGGAAAGCTAAGCATAATTTAAAAGATTATATTAAGTCACAACTATGAATATTAAACACGCATCTATTATTCCACTTATTGGTGGTGAAACTATAGGATCAATGAGAGCTTTTGGTTCACCACCAGAGTACTTAATGTCCTATAAAGCTTTTGCAAAGAATGATTCACATCTTGTTAATTACTTTAAGAATGAAGTTCCATATTACGTACTTGATGATGGAATGAAACCAGATAAAAAAGTAGACGTAATTGGATCTGTTTGCCCATGCGCAGGATTATCACTTCTTTCCCAGGGTTATGGCGACAATAACCCAAACAATAAATGGTTACTTGAAACAACTAAGTATGTTCTTTCTGAAATTAAACCTAAAGTTTTATGGGGAGAGAATGCACCCCAGTTGATTTATAAAATTGGAACAAATGTTAGACGACAGATGTATGAAACTGCCCGCGAAAACGGATACAGTATGTCAATCTATAAAACATGGTCTTTATTACATGGCGTCCCTCAGATACGTGATCGTACATTTTATTTCTTTTGGCAAGGCGATAAGACACCACTTCTTAACTATTATAATCGTCCATATCAAAAGATTGAAGATCTTATTACAAGTGTAAAGACAACTAATTTAATGGAACCAATTAATCCTAAGACTCCAACAGATGATCCATATTATAAGTTTGCATTAGAAGTAGTTCATGGCGGTATCTCACATCGTGAATTTTTTGATGTATCGCAATCAGATAGAGAAGTTAATGTAATGATGTACATTCAAAAGATGGGATACAACTATAAAGATGTTGCTGACTGGATGAATAATCGCAACCTAGATAAAGAAGTTGCAAAGTGTATGTATAAATATAATAAACTTAATGATGGAAAGAATGTGATGCAAAGGGGGCTAACTGTTCCTAAAGGATATATTGGTGCTTTTATTAGTCATTATCCTGTGAATTTAACTCATCCGTATGAAGATCGATATATCACATATCGAGAAGCACTTTCAATCATGGGCCTGCCAGAAGACTTTGAACTTCTTAATCATAAGAAGACTGTGAATCATATTTGTCAAAATGTTCCAGTACAAACTGCTACAGATATGGCAACAGAAATCCTTGAATATTTAAAAGGAAATCGTGAAATGGTGGATTCGACCTATGTGTTTCAGTTTAATCAAACACAGACTCATAAAATTATGGATGAAAAACAAGGTACTTTGGAGAACTTTTTAGTATGAAGATTGATTATAAGTATGATGAAGATAAGAATATAAAGCAAATTATGGAATATATTGATGCTACATATTCTCAGCACTATAGTGGAAAATATCAAGCTACTGATATGATTATTGATGCTGGACATGGGACAGGGTTCTGTGTTGGAAACATCATGAAGTATGCTAAGAGATATGGTAAGAAAGATGGTTATAATCGTAAAGACTTAATGAAGATCATTCATTATGCAATGATTCAACTTTACGTACATGAGTTGGAGAATGGTATACAATAATATACAAGTATGGTAATATAGTAGTCCCTAACAAAGGAGAATTGAATGAGTAATTTTCAAATTAAAGTTCCGATTGAAGACTTGCGTCAGCGTAAGTTATTTCTGGCCGTACCAATGTATGGTGGACAATGTGCAGGTATGTTTGCTAGGTCAGTAGCTGATCTAACTTCACTTTGCACTCAGTATGGAATTCAACTTCAGTTGTATTTCCTATTCAATGAATCGCTAATCACACGAGCACGTAATTATTGTGCTGATGAGTTTATGCGGTCAAATGCAACTCACTTGATGTTCATTGATAGTGACATTGGATTCAACCCAAATGACGTTATTGCTCTTCTTGCTCTGCAAGATGATGCAAGTCCTTATGACGTTATTGGTGGTCCTTATCCTAAGAAGTGCATTAGCTGGGAAAAGATCAAGCTTGCAGTAGATAAGGGTGTGGCAGATGAAGATCCAAATACTCTTGAAAAGTATGTAGGTGATTACGTCTTTAATCCTAAATCAAACCAGGGTGCTATTCCAATTGGTGAGCCAGTTGAAGTATCTGAGATTGGTACTGGGTTCATGATGATTCGTCGCCGTACTTTTGAGAAGTATCAGGAAGAATTCCCTCAGCTTTCTTATAAGCCTGATCATGTTCGTACTGAACATTTTGATGGTAGCCGCGAGATCATGGCATTCTTTGATTGCATCATTGATCCTGAATCCAAGCGTTATCTATCAGAAGATTACATGTTCTGTTATAACGTTCAAAAGATGGGTCTTCAGGTTTGGTTCTGTCCTTGGATGCAATTACAACACGTTGGCACTTATATCTTTGGTGGATCACTTGCGGATCTAGCTTCTATTGGTGCCGCTGCTACTGCTGATGCCGGACTTCTTAATAAAAAGAAAAAGTGATAGGAGATTTATATTATGAAACTAAGTCCTAAGACAATCTCGGTGCTGAAAAACTTCAGCACCATTAATCCTTCAATCATGTTTCGTGAGGGTAACACATTGGCAACGATGTCCCCTCATAAAACAATCATGGCTAAAGCAACCATTGACGATAACATCACCAATGACTTTGGTGTATTTGAATTGAATAGATTCCTTAGTGTTCTTTCACTGTTTGCTGATCCGGAACTTATCTTTTCAGATAAGAATTATGTTAAGATTACCGATGGTAAGCAAAGTGTTAACTACATCTTTGGTGATCCAGAAAACATGGTCCTGCCTCCTAACAAGGAGATGAAGGCCATTGACCCTTACTTCGAGTTTGATCTTACGCCAGATCAGCATCAGTCTTTGATGAAAGCAGCTGGGGTACTTCAGTTGCCAGAAGTATCAGTCGTAGGTGTAGATGGTGAAGTGTTCTATCGAGCAGTCGATGTAAAGAACCCAACCAACAACTCCTTTGAACTAAAGGTTGGTACTACCGATAAGAGTTTTAATATCATCTTCAAATCAGAAAACATGAAGATTATGCATGATACTTATCGTGTTACTCTTGCTCGTGGTATTGCATTATTCAAGTCAAGTTCACTTGAGTACTGGATTGCAACTGAAGCTAATTCAAAGTTTGAGGGTTAATAATGATTGATCAAGACAAGAAAGATATTCTTGGCGTGTTGACTGAAATTTCAAACTCGATGCTTCGTATTAAGTCAGAACGAGAATATATCAAAGAAGCTATTGATGCCGCCGCTGAAAAGTATGATATGAATAAGCGGATCTTGCGTAAAATGGCAAAGGTATATCACAATAATTCATTTACCGATGAAGTAACAGAGATGGAGGAGTTTCAGGCACTATACGAGTCTGTGGTTATTATTTAATTGATTGGAGTTTTATATTATGATTCGTGATGATTTTTTGTGGTCCCAGTTGTATAGGCCTAAGACTATTGATCAATGTATTCTACCTGTTGGGTTGAAAACCACTTTCCAACAGTTCGTAGACAATGGTACCATTCCAAACATGCTCCTGACTGGTCGAGCTGGTGTAGGTAAAACTACAGTTGCTCGTGCCATGCTTGAGCAGTTGGACTGTGACTATATGATCATCAATGGTTCAATGAATGGTAATATTGATACTCTTCGTACTGACATCAGTCAGTTTGCTTCTTCCATGTCATTAATGGGTGGAAGAAAGTATGTGATCCTAGATGAAGCGGATTATCTAAATCCCAATAGTACTCAACCAGCTTTAAGAAACTTCATGGAGGAGTTCTCAAAAAACTGCGGGTTTATCCTTACTTGTAACTTCAAGAACAAGATTATTGAACCTCTTCATAGTCGATGTACTGTGATTGATTTCAAGATTCCTAATAATGAGAAAGCTAAGATGGCTTCTCAGTTTATGAAGCGGTGTAAAGGTATCCTTGAAGTTGAAGGTATTGAGTTTAGTGATGCGGTCCTTGCAGAACTTATTAATAAGTACTTTCCAGATTGGCGACGAGTTCTAAATGAACTTCAACGCTATTCTGCCACTGGTAAGATTGATAGTGGTATCTT